AGGAAATTTGGGAGCTTGGTGAAAAATATTGGGAACAAAGAGAAACACATCCAGATCGCTTATGGGGGTTTGATCAACTAAGACACAATGCAATGTTTTGGGCACAAGATATTCCCAAAGAAGACCGAGTACATCCTGAGATGAATTACATGTGTCATAATTTAAGAAGTGATCATCCTGTTGCGTTAGAAGCCACTAGACTTTGGAATTCAGGATTACCCCTTAACGACGCAAACATTTTGCACTTTGCCGCTAGTCGTGGTAGTAGACAAGTGGTCGACATGATGAAAGTATTGTGTCAAGAACTAGGGATTCAACTATGAAACAAATATTAGAAGATATTAAAAAATACATTGATGCTAAACAAGCAGACAAGACGTGGGTAGCTGGCAAGGACTTTGTCAACTATGCAGGTCCACATTTTAACTCAGACGAGTACGTGGCGGCAGCAGAAGCATTGCTTAATGGTTGGTTAGTAATGGGCAATAAGAGTCTACGCTTCGAACAAAAATTCCCTAAAGAATTTGGCAAGACACGCGGTGTGTTGACCAATAGTGGTAGTTCAGCCAACTTACTAATGATGACCGCTATGAAGTCCAAACGTGGTTACAACTTTCCACAGGGTACTAAGGTATTGATGCCTATTGCAGGTTTTCCAACCACACTTAATCCAACCTTACAAAATGGATTTACTCCAGTATTCTGCGACATCGAAATTGATACTCTAAACATCAACTTGGATCAAGCAGAACAAATACTTGCCAACGATCCAGATATTAAAATTATAACCTTTGCTCATGTGTTGGGTAATCCTCCTAACATGGATCAAGTCATGGAATTAGTTAACCGACACAATCTTGTATTGCTCGAAGATTGTTGTGATGGACTTGGCACTACCTATGATGGTAAACCCTTGGGTAGCTTTGGTCTAATGGCCAGCTGTAGTTTCTATCCAGCACACCATATGACCATGGGCGAAGGTGGTTTTGTGGCCATGAATGATCCACAACAAGAAATTATTGTGCGTAGTCTACGTGAATGGGGACGTGGTTGCTATTGTGTCGGACCAGAAGCTAACAAACTAAAATGTGGCACCTGTGGCAAGCGATTCAATGAGTGGATCCCAGAAATGCCAGACCAGATCTTTGATCACAAATATGTGTATGATGAAATTGGGTATAACTTAAAACCCATTGAACTACAAGCGGCCATGGGTCTTGAGCAACTTAAAAAATTGCCAGAGATACATGAGCTACGTCAACGCAACTACAATCTATTATTTGCCATCTATGAAAAGTATGAAGAGTTCTTCCACTTGCCACGTGCCAGAGACAAAGCAGATGTCAGTTGGTTTGCGTTTCCATTAACTATCCGTGCGGGTGCTCCGTTCTCTCGTATGGATATCGTTGACTATCTTGAAGAAAACTTGATACAAACACGCCCATACTTTGCCGGTAACATCATGTTGCAACCTGCGTACAGTCATTTGATGAATCCCGCAGAGGCACGTGACAATTATCCTGTGGCCACATTCACAATGAAGAACACTTACTTCCACGGCTGTAGCCCAGTTATTACACCCGAGCAGATTGAGTACATTGGTGAGAAGGTTGACGGATTTATGAGCTTGTACCTATGAAAAGTTTTGAGCAGGTAACATCCAAGATTGATGGTCAGCCAATGTTCAAGTACCTGGACATGGCCAAGGCCTTGGAAGCCAAGGGCCAACATCTCATACACATGGAGATAGGTGAGCCAGACTTTGACACTCCTAAAAATGTTACTTGGGCCGCTGTGCAATCTTTGTCCAACGGAGAAACACACTACGGTAGTAGTTTTGGTTTACAAGAATTTAGAGAAGCTGTTCAGTTTGCCACAGAACGTAGCAGAGGATTTCGTCCCGATCTAGATCAAGTGTTAATTACTCCAGGTGCCAACATTGCTATCTACTATGCGGTATTCTGTTTGGTTGACCCGGGCTTCGAAGTTATTGTGCCGGATCCTGGTTTCAGCACATATTACAGCAACATCAAAATGTGTGGTGCTGTGCCTGTGCGTGTACCACTAAAAGAAGAAAACGAATTCCGTATGAGCCCGGACGATATCGAAGCGGCTATTACAGACAAGACACGCTTGATTATTATCAACAGTCCGCAAAATCCCACAGGTAGTGTGCTTACCACCGATGAAGTTAAACGCATTTATGAAATTGCCAAGAAGTATGACATATACATTTACAGTGATGAGATTTATGCACGTATGAACTATGAGCCGATTGGTTTTGCAAGTCCCAGCATTTACGATCATTGCAAGGAACATGTTATACTCAGCAATGGTTTTAGTAAAGCATTTGCCATGACAGGTTGGAGATTGGGTACACTGATCGGACCGGCCAATGTCATCGAACGCATGGCGGCACTGTTACAAACTACCGCAAGTTGTGTCAGTACGTTTGTTCAACGTGCTGGTATTGAAGCTATTCGCGGCAGTCAAGAAACAGTTACAAACATGATGGCAGAATATCGGGCACGTAGAGACCTGCTGGTCGACGGGCTTAATCGTGTCAAGGGTGTTAAATGTCTCAAGCCAGGTGGGGCATTTTATGTATTTCCTAATATCACAGCAACAGGATTATCAAGTGACCAAGTTGTTGAAAAGCTAATGGATGCTGGAGTAGTGACCTTACCCGGCCATTGCTTTGGAGAACACGGCGAAGGTTATATTAGATTATGTTATGCAACCAGTCGTGAAAACATTCAAGAAGGCCTGAATAGAATTTACAAAGCATTGGGAACAAAATGAGAGTATGTGAATGGATCTCTGATTACTTAAAATCAATCGGAGTTGAACGTGTCCACGGGATTATGGGCGGTGGCGCCAGCGGACTCAATGATGGATTCATCAAACAAGGCATGCCCTATATCTGCTATCATCACGAGCAAGGTGCAGGACATGCAGCCACAGCCGAAAGCAAATTCACTGGTAAACTTGCTGTGGTTAATCCCACAACAGGTTGTGCAGGCACCAACTGTGCAACATCGGTTTTAAACGCATGGCAAGACAGCGTACCTGTATTGTTCTTATCGGGTAATGTTAGACTAGCAACATGTAGCGGACACATTAACGAAAAGAACAACATTAACATTCGTAAGTATGGCATCCAAGAACACCACGTGGTTGACACTTACAAGACGATGACCAAACTAAGTTGCTTTATTGATAATATACAAGACGTAGCATATACAATCCAATATGCAGTACACTTGGCAACAACCGGTCGTCCTGGTCCTGTATGGATTGATATTCCTGGAGATATTCAAACAGCACAGATGCCCGAGAACTATAGAGAATATACTGCTACTACCTTGGTCGACACACTGTCAGACTATGGTCGTGTAAAACAAGCAATTGCCCGAGCTGAACGTCCTATTGTGTTAGCAGGGTACGGTATTCGTCAGAGCAATACCGTTGACGACTTTGTTAGATTCATTGAGCATTATCAGATTCCCTATGTTAGTACCTACGGAGCAAGAGATTACACAGCTGATGATCACGAATTAAGTATTGGTGCTGTTGGTATCAAAGGAAGCCGTGCAGGTAATTTTGCCATGCAGAACGCAGACCTGTTGCTTGTGTTGGGTAGCAGTCTTGGTTCAAGTGTGATTGGATACGATCCTGCACAGTTTAGTCCAGGCAGTTATAAAATTATTGTAGACTTGGACGTTGACGAATTAAAAAAAGATATTGTCAAGATTGATGAAAAATACAATGTCGACTTGGAACAATTCTTTAGGAGCATGGTATGACAAGACAAGAATGGATAGACAAATGTAATCACTGGAAAGCTATCTGGCCCGTAATGCAGGACGAGTATCGTGCCAACAACAACGACTACTCATTAAATATCTATGCTGTGCTGGATGCCATTAACAAATACAGTCGTCCTGAAGACATCCTGATGGGCGATGCTGGCAGTATTAGTTATGCAGGTCCTGTTGCCCTAAATGCCAAGCCGGGTCAACGTTTTATTTTTAGTCCAGCACAGGCAGATATGGGATGGGCACTACCTGCTGCTATAGGTGCTAGCATGGCCAGTAATCAACCTATTATCAGCGTCATAGGCGATGGTAGTTTTATGAGTAACATACAAGAACTTGCCACAGTCAAGCAACATGAACTCAATATTAAATTTGTTATACTCAACAATTCAGGTTATTTGAGTATCAAAAATACACAAACAAAATATTTTAATGGTCGTGTCCATGGCACCAGTTCAGAAACTGGCTTGTGGTTCCCTAACTTTATGAATATTGCTTCTGCATTTGATATGGGCTATGTTGATATGCGACTAGCATCTGACCTGGACAAGTTTCCAGAAATTCTCGATAAAGCAGGGCCTTGTATTATTGATTGCCGTTGCCACACCGATCAAGAAATCCTTCCAGCACAGGCATTAAAAAATGGTAATCAAGCCGGCCTACACGATATGACACCATTCCTTAGTGACGAAGAACTTGCTCGCGAAATGATTATCAAAATATAAAACACCATGCCAAATTTTAACTACAAAAAGATTCCAGGGCTGGAAAAATTAATCGAATTAAGAGATAATTCAGAGTACCCAGAATTAAAAAATCTGTGGTGGCCGCAATACGATTGGGGCATGTGGAGTTACATGCACAAGCACCGCATAACGCCAGAATTTTTTGATGTGCTAATGACTCATGTCAAATCTTCAGGTATTATGGTACAAGCTGGCGGCAACTGCGGGCAGTATGTAAGGCAGTTTAGTCAACGATTTGATACTGTGTATACGTTTGAACCGGATCCATTAAATTTTTTGTGCCTAACTTTGAACTGTGGCAATAATGTAATAAAAACGCAGGCTTGTCTAGGCAACGATAAAAAATTTGTAAACATTCACAGAGGCAAAGATTCTGGGGCTATTCACGTAGAAGGTCCGGGTAATATACCTACCGTGCGTATTGATGACATGGATCTGCCGGGCTGTGACCTTATTCAGTTGGACATAGAAGGCTATGAATATTTTGCCTTGCTAGGTGCCCAACGTACCATTGAACGATACCATCCAGTGATCATGATAGAGTGGTATGCACCGTGGTTAGAAAGATACGGCGTTGATAAAAATATGATGGATAATTTTTTTAAAGATTTAGGATACAAAAAAATATTGGTCAACACTAACGATATAGTATACAAGCGACTACAATGAAAACAGCATTAATTACCGGAGCCAATGGATTCATTGGTCATTACTTAGTAGAAGAATTTTTAAAAGATCATCATGTGATCTGCGTGGTACGTCCGGGTTCGGTCAATATGGAACGGATTAATCACATACTTGATCGTGTTACTGTAATTGAACACGACATTAAAAATTCTTGTAGGCATTTGCCAGCGGCAGATATTATACTACATGCCGGTGCTAATCCTAGTTCAGCTGACAGCTTGAGTGATCCTACAGCATCTATCATGGACAATGTGTTGGGTACATTAAACTTGTTGGAACATGCTAGACACACCGGAGTTGAAAGATTTGTATACTATAGTAGTGCCGAAGTATTTGGCCCTATATCTATCGGGCAAGACAGCCAAGCAACTGATGCCTACAATAGTAATAGTCCTTATGCGGCTGGCAAAGCAGCCGGTGAAGAACTGTGTTTAGCCTACGCTAACTCGTTTGCTGTTCCTGTCAGTGTCATACACATCAACAACACTTTTGGTCCACGTTGCCAAAGCAATCGCTTGCCCGTGATTATTATACGCAAATTACTCAACAATGAAACCCTGGACATACACGTAGGACCTAGTGAGTTAATTGGTGGTCGTCGTTGGTTCTATGCTGGAGATGTGGCCAGTCATACTCGATTTATATTAAAAACCCAATCCGCCCGTTGTGAAAAATGGAACAGTGCCGGAGACAAGTTTATCGATAATCTTGAATTTGCCCAACATGTTGCCCAGATAATGGGTTGTGAATTATCTTATCGTTTGGTTCCAGTTGATCGTCCAGGTCATGATCTGTGTTTTAGTGTTGATCCTGTTCGACTATACGAGCTGGGCTGGCAGGCACCCAAATCTTTTGAAGAACGGTTAACCGAGACCGTTGATTGGTATCAAAATAACCCCGAATGGCTCGCACGATAATTGACAAACCGTGGTGAATTGTTGTACAATAGCATATGAAGAAAATCTATTATACCTGGCGAGATGTTGAGCGTCAAACACATGAAATCCTACGTCAACTACAGCACGATTCTTGGCGTCCCGACTATGTGGTTGGACTTACACGTGGCGGACTAGTGCCGGCTAACCTTATTAGCCAATACTTAGAAGTTCCAATGGAGACTTTAAAAGTAAGTCTACGTGATGATAACAGTCAGCCCGAAAGCAACTTGTGGATGGCCGAAGATGCTTACGAAGGTAAGAAGATTCTTATTGTAGATGATATCAATGATTCGGGTGCTACCTTAAATTATATCAAAGAAGATTGGCAAGAAAGTTGCTTGTCAGAATCAGATCGTTGGTTTAAGATTTGGGGAGACAATGTTCGCATTGCAGTATTATGCAATAACGAATCCAGTGAGAGTGAATTAAATGTTAGTTATTCGGCTGTTGACCTAAATAAAGCCGAAGAAGATTGTTGGATTGTGTTCCCTTGGGAAGATTGGTGGAAATGAAAATACATTATAGAAAACCTAGTTTAGTAGAACAAATGAACAATGCTATTGCTGTCAGTACCGGACCTAATGCAAAACCCATTGATCATTTTGAATTAAATCAAGAAGAATTTAGTCAACATTTTAGTAGTTTTGATAAATCGCATCAACAAGATGGCAACACACAATATTCTTTTAAAAGTATTCCAATCAAGGTACAAGAATGAAAATAAAAGTCAGCGAAATATTTTATAGTTTACAAGGCGAAGGTCGCTTTGTGGGTGTGCCTAGTGTGTTCTTACGCACTTATGGTTGTAACTTTACCTGTAGCGGTTTTGGTTGCAAGCCAGGGGAAAAATCCACAGGTGCAGACGATGTGGCCGAAGTTGTTCATATGTACAACAACTTCTTAGACTTGCCCTTGGTTGAAACAGGTTGCGACAGTTACGCAAGTTGGCATCCAGCATTTAAACATTTGAGTCCAAACTATACCACAGAAGAACTGGTAGAACGTATGTTAGCCCTAACTCCAAACAACGCCTGGATGCAAAACAATGGCAACGATGTCCACTTGGTAATTACAGGCGGAGAACCTTTGTTAGGGTGGCAACGTGCTTATGCGGAATTACTAAGTCATCCACGCATGACAGACCTAAAGAATATCACATTTGAAACCAATGGTACTCAAGAATTACGCGAAGATTTTAAATCGTATTTAATTAGGTGGGCTCAAGAGGTACCGGGTCGTGAAGTTACATTCAGTGTCAGTGCCAAGTTGAGTGCATCGGGCGAAACTTGGGAAGATGCTATTTGTCCTGGAGTTGTGAATGGTTATCAAGATTACGGACATGCATATCTTAAGTTTGTTGTAGAAACCGAAGAGCATGTGGATGAAGCTGTTCGGGCTGTAGATGCATTTAGAGCCGGCGGATTTAAAGGCGTTGTTTACTTGATGCCACAAGGCGGAGTTGTTGATCCATATGAAAGTAACAAGTTAAACATTGCCAACATCTGTTGTGAGCGTGGATTTAACTACAGTCCTCGATTGCATGTGGACTTGTGGGGCAACGGCTGGGGCAAATGATGGGTGCTGGTTACTATACTCCTGGTGTAGATACGTATGATCATTTTTATCATAAAGCAGTATGGCGTCTAAAGTTTATTTGGTTGCCCAAACGTAGTGACGTAACAGGACGTTGGTTATGGTTACGCAAAGTGTACGAAGGTACAGCAATGTATCATGGGCCTGGCGAAGCTGTGTTTGAGTTTAGATACCACGAACCCAAAGAGCATTTAATATGGAAATTAAAAAACAATGACAACCTTTACCACTGAAGATAGATTGGCCTTTGCACCATTACAGGATCGCATCACTGCCTGGATCAGGGACTATGCCCAACAGGCCGGTATGAAAAGTCTAGTAGTAGGCATCAGTGGTGGTATTGACAGTGCTGTGGTCAGTGCTCTATGTGCCCGCACTGGATTGAATACCGTGGCAGTTACCATGCCCATCCGTCAACGTCCAGATCTGCATGATCTAAGTATGCGTCAAGGTGCTTGGTTATGCAACGAGTTTGACAATGTGCGACATGATATCATTGATTTAACTTCGACCTTTGATGAGTTCGAACGTCGTTTGAGCACCTACAATAATTTATTGGGTTTTGCCAACAGTCGTAGCCGCTTGCGGATGGTCACACTGTATCAAATTGCTCAAAGCGTAGGTGGTATCGTAGTAGGTACAGGCAACAAGGTAGAAGATTTTGGTGTAGGATTTTATACCAAATACGGCGATGGTGGAGTAGACATCAGTCCCATTGCTGACTGCTACAAAACCGAAGTATGGCAAATGGGCCGCGAGTTGGGTGTACTACAAGCAATCATCGATGCACCTCCCACCGACGGCCTTTGGGATGATGGACGCACCGACGAAGATCAACTGGGATTAACTTACGCTGATTTAGAAGTTGCCATGCGTATGGACCTGGGTGAAATACAATCTACAGTGCCAGAGCTGGTAGCTAATCTGGAAAAATTCCGTGCTATACAAGCTCGTAGCCTACACAAGATGAACCCTATTCCGGTGTTTAAAAAATAACAGTCCAGGACCCAAACCCAGATAAATTAGTCTGTAGCACTCAATATTATCTCAAGGATTAAAATGAAAAAAATAGGATTTATTGGCATCGGCAAGCTAGGCTTGGATTGTGCAGAAGTATTTGCAGAAAAACACGAAGTACGCGGTTACGACATTTACCCACGGGTTAGCAACACAGTAAAAGTTTGTGCTATCGACGAATTAGTCAACGAAAGTGAGTGGATTTTTATCGCTGTGCCCACTCCGCATGCTGAAGGGTACGATGGCTCAGTTCCATCAAGCCATATGACTCCTAAAGACTTTGGGCATGACGCTGTCATTAATGCCATTAACAAAGTTAATCAATTTGCCACTACACCTAAAAAAGTAGTGCTAATTAGTACAGTATTGCCAGGAACTACTCGTAAGAAGTTTGTTCCACTATTAGATCCCAAACATGAATTTGTTTACAATCCTTACTTGATTGCCATGGGTTCGGTCAAGTGGGACATGGTTAATCCTGAAATGATTATGTTGGGCACTGAGGATGGTAGCTTGACTGGTGTTGCTGGAGAACTTCGAGCCCTATATGAAACAATCATGCAAAATAACCCACGCTACGAAGTTGGCACATGGGACGAGTGCGAAGCCATTAAGATTTTCTACAATACCTTTATCAGTGCTAAAGTTGGTCTAGTAAATATGATCCAGGACTTTGCCCTCAAGATTGGCAACATCAATGTTGATGTGGTTACCGATGCACTGTCTAAGAGCACAATGCGTATTATGGGTCCCAAGTATATGACAGCCGGCATGGGCGATGCAGGTGCTTGCCATCCTAGAGATAACATTGCCTTACGCTGGTTGGCTGCAGAATATGATATTGGCTATGATTTGTTTGATACAGTAATGCATGCCAGAGAAATCCAGGCCAAAAACTTGGCATTGTTTTTAGTCGAACAAGCCAAGAAAACAAATTTGCCTATTGTAATCCACGGTAAAGCCTACAAGCCCGACGTTGAATATTGTATTGGAAGTTACAGTACTTTGGTAGGATTTTATGTGGCCGAAGCTGGTCATCGTTGCTATTACGTTGATCCATTGGCTGATGATACAACAGATGTAGTCAATGATTTTAATCAGCCAGCAGTGTTTCTATGGGCCCATAATCGCAAGATTACATATGAATATACCGGTGACCAAGCTGATACACAACCATATTGTACCATCTTGCCAGGGTCGGTTATTGTTGATCCGTGGCGTAAATTACCTGTTGACATGCCAGGCATTAGTGTAGTACACTATGGTAATACTAGACTCTAAAAAGGAACCCCGTGGGACTATTTGATCGATTTTTAAAAAAGAAAAAACCAGAAGTTAAAGCAGAACCACGGCCCAAGAAAGTAGAAAAGACTGAAAAAGAAATTGCTACTGAAAAAGGTGAGCCATATGTGACCATTGTCAGCATGGATGTTGATCCTGAGAATATGCAGAACGGTGCCTTTGAATTAGATTGGAATGAAAAGTTTGTGTCCAATTTAATACGTGCTGGTTATCAAATGGATCCCAAAGACACTGATGCTGATATTGTAGATCGTTGGTTTACTGCTGTGTGCCGCAATGTAGTATTAGAAACCTACGAACAATACGAAGCAATTAATCCTGAACGTGATCGTGTAGTTAAAACACGCAACATTGGCGATGGTAGGTCAGAAGTATCGTGATTTTATATGTAAACGGTGATAGCCACAGTCACGGAATGAATTTAAATCCACATGAAAGATTTTCTGATATTGTAGCAAAAGAAATTGGGTTTAATATTATAAATGCTGCTCAACCTGGTGCAAGTAACGCTAGTATATTGCGTACCACCCGAGAATATCTTGCAAGGGGAGCAACTCCAGATTTAATATTAATTGGATGGACCACGTGGGAACGTGAAGAATGGTATTACCAAAATCAGTATTATAATGTTAATAGTTCTGGGCACGATCAATTACCAGCAGAGCTACAAGAATTATATAAAAACTGGGCAATAGAACAAACACCACAAACGTTAAATGCAAAATCAATGTATTGGCATAATCAAATTTTTGAATTTCATCAAGAACTTAATCAAAAAAATATTAAACATGTATTTTTTAATTGTATGTACAATTTTTTTCAACCCACTGGGCATCGATATTGGGGATCAAACTTTATCGACCCATACGACAACGATGCTAGTTATTACTGGTGGTTAACAAAACAAGGATTGCCTTCAGACAAATGGTATCATTTTGGGCCAGACGGTCACGAGGCCTGGGCTAAAAGATTAATTGATTATATTCAACAACAAAAAATTATATGATTTTATATGTAAATGGTGACAGTCATACCGCTGCAGCAGAGGCTGTAAATCCTCATGCATTTGCTGAGGACGATTCAGCACTATACTATCTAGGACGATTACCTCATCCAGAAAATCTTGCAGTAAGTTGGGGTAAACAATTAAGTCTAGCACTAAGATGTGGGTTTCATTGCGAAGCCGAAAGTGCCGGTTCAAATGCTAGAATATTAAGAACTGCTCGTGCCTGGCTAGAAGAAAGCAAAAATAATACTGAAAAGATTATAGTTATTATTCAGTGGAGCACCTGGGAACGAGAAGAGTGGTCGTACAACGGAACCTATTATCAAGTAGGTGCCAGCGGAACCGATAGTGTACCGCCAGAAGCGGCTGAAAGATATCGCAATTATATAATTGGTCTTGATTGGAAAGAAAAAACTGAACAAGCACACCGAGACATTTGGGAATTCCATCAAGAACTTGATCACAAAGGAATTTCGCATATTTTCTTTAATGGCAATAATGATTTTAGTAAAATTGATGAGCAAAAGGATTGGGGAGTTAGTTACATAGGACCCTATGATCCAGCCCAAACCTATGATGCTGTAATCCGTTCAACGGGCATAGACACAGTCATGCCCAATTCGTGGCATTTTGGTAGAGAAGGACATGGTGTTTGGATGCGACATATGATTAACTATATTGTTACCAATAAATTCGTTTGACATTGACTGAGTTTTCTGCTATAATTGTAGTATGAAATATGTTCTTATAGATACAGCCAACTTATTCTTTCGTGCTAGACACGGTGCTTTTCGTGCCAGCGATACTTGGGAAAAGATTGGATTCGCCCTACACATTACTCTAATGGCCGCTAACAAAATGGCCCGTAGATTTGAAGCCGATCACGTGGTTTTTGCCCTTGAAGGGCGAAGCTGGCGCAAGGACATGTACAAACCCTATAAAAATAACCGTGCTGTAGCTCGGGCCGCTCTCACAGAAGAGCAGGCAGATGAAGATAAAATGTTCTGGGAAACTTATGACAGTTTGACTAAATACTTGAGCGACAGGACCAATTGCTCAGTCATTAGATGTCCTACAGCAGAAGGCGACGATATTATTGCTCGCTGGATCGCACTACACCCCCAAGACGAACATATTGTTATCAGCAGTGATACCGACTTTGTTCAACTAGTAGCACCCAATGTCAAACAATACAACGGAATTACAGACGAATTAATTACTATAGAAGGAATCTTTGATGCTAAAGGAAAGGCAGTCATTGATAAGAAAACTAAAGAACCTAAGCAAATCCCTAACCCAGAATGGCTACTGTTCGAAAAGTGTATGCGCGGCGATCCGTCGGATAATGTGTTCAGTGCGTTCCCAGGGGTCCGTACGAAAGGCACAAAAAATAAAGTTGGCTTACAAGAAGCGTTTGAGGACAAGGATAAAAAAGGTTACAACTGGAACAACATGATGTTACAACGATGGTCAGACCCAGATGGTCAAGAGCACAGAGTCTTAGACGATTACGAACGCAATCGCACGTTGATTGATTTGACAGCACAACCCGAAGAAGTTAAACAAACTGTAGATGCTGCCATACGTGAGCAGATCAGTCACAAAGACATTGGACAGGTTGGTGTACGATTTATGCAGTTTTGTGGCAAGTATGAATTAAACAAGTGTAGCGAAAGTGCAGATAGTTTTGGACGTTGGATGAATGCCACTTATCAGGGAGTATTAAATGCGACTCCTTGATAACATTCTAATAGTAGGATTTTTTTTAATTGTAGCTGTAGCCATTTTAGTGTTAACTAGCTACCGAGATAATCAGATGCCAGTCAAATATGATTGTGCATTATTAATCGGTAGTTGGCATCCAGACTTCCCTCCGGATGCAATCGAAGCATGTAGAAAAAAAGGATATATGTATGATAATAGCAAAACCCGTTATTGATAAACAGTTTTGGATTTTACAAGAAAATAATCGTAAGGTCGGAAACATTGAGGCCTGTGACGGTGGATATCAAGTTAAGATTAACAATCAGATTGCACAGTTCAAAACAATCAAGCTAGCGGCTCGCGACGCAAACATTATATTTGAACCAGCAATAAAAATTACTCGACCAAAAACAACTGTGGACCATGTCCATGGGTATCCTGTATCAGGGCGTGTATATAATCCAATTTGGAATGTGGCACAACAACTACCGGTATATACCAAGACCGCCAAAAGTAAGTCATGGTTTGCTTCTGGATGGTATAATGTACGCAAGGGCCGAACATGGCAAACCGTCTTGGCACCAAAGTTAATTGTCCTACAACGCTATGCCTATCAAGGTCCATACTATACCGAACAGGAAGCCAATGACAATTCACCTACAAAAATTTGTTGATCGGGTGCGTGGGCACGAAGCCAGAGGTGCTCGAGACTTTGTTATGAGCATGGCCGATGCCAAGGATCTGCATGCTGACATTACTAGACTGTTAATAGATCTCCAAACTCTACGTGAAACAACAGTTAAAACTCCCCAAGAAGATGTAATTACTTTAAAAATGGATGGAGGATCATTCTAAAATATACCTATATTTTGGCATAAATAAATGTAGGAGTATAATGGATGAGCAGACCTAAACCACTGGTGTTGGTTGAACTAACCAACAAGACCAATTACAAAACTGAGCAAGTACTGGCTAGTGAAGGAGTATGGGCAGTGTTCTATGACAACAACCCCATTAACCTTAAAACTTCTAATCTCTTGGTACAGTATCCTGGGCCAAAATACAAAAAAGTTTCATTCAGTAATCCTGGCCATGCTAAAAATTTAGCCAAGAAACTTAACACACAATTCAAAACTGAAAAGTTCACAGTGGTGTTACTAAAATCAGGCGACAAAGTTTATCCTTGAAGTGCGAGATAAAAAACGACTCACCGAAGAGCTTGTAAAGCAACTGGACCCTGACCTGGGTGTCACAGTTAAACGAGCCATGCATACTTGGTGGTTCAACATAAGAAAAAACGGTGGCATGCGATTGACAACACCGGGTTATCAACTGTTTATTAAAGATTTAGATATCGCTCGTTACGAATTTGCTATCGTAGACCCACTTCAATTTAATCAACATACAATTTTAAACTTAGATAAAAAAATGCAGATGCCTTACTATATTCATGCTGTCAAGGGCATACCTAAACAAATTATATTTTTTGGAAGCAAGGAAGCAGTCATGGTTAACTTGTACGGAAACCTACAACAATTTCTTGACAACTATACTTAAAACTGTTATACTAACATTCAGGGCCTTTAGCTCAGTTGGTTAGAGCAAGCGACTCATAATCGCTGGGTCGTTGGTTCAAGTCCAACAAGGCCCACCAAGGATAATTAATGTACATATTTGAACAAAACAGCAAATTAGGTTTTTACCACATTGGTGAAGAAAAATTCTACAACAAGGTCTCGGCCTTGGTTAAAGGAACCGAGCTCAATCAATTTCCAGAATGGAATTTTAATAAAGATATTTTTGATCAGGTAAATTGGCTAACTGAGCCGGCTGTAAGTCTTCAAGAATTGTATCGTATACGGGCACAACAAATACGAGATCAATTTGACTACATAAGATTAGAATTCAGCGGTGGTAGCGATTCAGCCACTGTGGCCTATAATTTTATCAACAACGGAATACACCTAGACGAAGTGGTATTTCGTTATCCCAAAACTGGTGAAAAGAATGTATGTGACGATCCATTCAACACCAAACCAGAAAACACACTTAGTGAAGCCCGTTATGCTGCCATGCCTATATTGAGCTGGATTGCTACGCATTCACCAAAAACAAAAATCACAGTACATGACTATAGTGAAGACATGTTGGCCAGCAAACACGATGAATCTTGGGTATTTAAAACTAGAGATTACTTTCAACCCGGGCATCCGTTTAAGCATACAGTAGATGCAGTAGATGATCACAAAAGAAAATTAGACCAAGGACAACGAGTTTGTGTGTTGTGGGGCATTGACAAGCCCAAGGTCTGTATCCGAGATAAAAAGTGGTATCTATACTTTATGGATATCCAGGCCAACGCAGCCAACCCCGATACCGCTGGTTATACCAATGTCACAAATGAATATTTTTTCTGGACGCCAGATCTACCAGAAATGTTGTGTAAACAAGCACACATGATTAAAAATTGGTTTAATTTAGAAACCAACAAGTATCTACAGCACCTGGTACGTTGGCCCAACAACAGTTTTACACAACGCACAACTTTTGAACACATAATCAAGCCCCTGATTTATCCCGACTACGATCCTACTACATTTCAGACCAGTAAGCCAACCAATAGTTTTTATAACGAAATGGATTATTGGTTTTATACTAATTTTCAAGATACCCATGCCTATCGTGCTTGGCAAGGAGGCCTACAGTTTTTGACAGACACTATAGATCCTAAATATTTTAATTACGAAATGGGACGGCCAGTGGGACTAGTTGGTTTTCTAAGTCCGTTTTATTACTTGGGTGACGCAGACTTTGAAGATCCTGGCACCAACGTACATTTTAAATTTTAAAAATCATACCACCACTTGTTTACAACTTAAATAAGTCTAACCCAATTTTAAGGAATATTATGAAAAAACTTTTAGCCATTATTTTAGCAACATTAAGTATTACCGCTACTGCACGTGAGAATATCACACTAGCTTATAGTTGGGGTCCCGGTGATAATGCAGCCAACTTCTACCGAGCTTTGGTCGCCGAAGCAAACAAATTACAGAATCAATACACATTTTTGTTTGACACCAAGCCTGGTGCTGGTGGTACTGTGGCCGCAAACTTTACCACAAACAACCCCACAAACACACTGTGGATCAACAGTTCTGCTGGTTTTATTCGACCCAACCTGTTTCCAAGTGACAGTCATAGCATGGCAGATTTTCGTAGCCTCCTGCCCATGTGTGTATCACCTTTTGTGATTTCTAGTAGCAAGTACAAATCATGGAAAGAAGTACCACGTGATGCCAAGCTATCAATTGGCATGAGTGGAATGGGCACTACTACACATTTGGTTTCCATCCAGTTAGCCAAAAACTATCCCAACTTGAATATTATTCCATTTAAAAGCACCAGTGAAGCATTGCTAGGGGTACTCAACGGTTCAGTGGATTTTTCAGTGGGGTTCCACGGTGACAGCGAACAATACACAGGTATTGGATCTTCTAAACAAGTTTATTGGCTTGGGCAAACTGGTCGCAACAGCATCAAAGGCACAGAATTGCTGGCCAACCAAGGGTTTAGCAAGGATTTGCTGGATATGAGCACACCACAGCAGATTTTTGCTTCACGTAAAATCAGTGAAGATCGCTTTGCCAGCCTACGTAAGATACTAGTAGAAGCTAGCCGTGCTCAAAGTGTACGCGATGCCAATGCTGCTGATAACTGTGTACCCAACAATCAAATGCCCGATGCACAGTTAGACGACTGGTTTAATTCACAGCTGGTACAGTGGAGACGCTTGACCCAGGGTGTAAAATTGGACAAATAGCAGGAAAGGCTAAATAATTGTAGCAACGCCGATATTCAATTGACGTCAGACGCTTGGGGTAACAGACCCTTTTACTAATGTGCTACATTAGAACGCCGCCCTAATTTTATACAAAGGAATTAAATATGAAAACTACTAAAATTCGTTGGGTAATTGCCCATGAGCCATTGAGCTTGTTTGTTCGTGCCGCACATGATTTTGAAAAAGAAATCAATGCACAACAATCAGCAGAAAAAATTGAAATTGAAGTAATGACACTAGGTGAATACAGTGCCAAGTACAACGATGGCGTTGTAGTTACCAAACACGATTTGCTAGATTTGATGGAAGCTGGCAAAATTGAAATGAGTCAAATGTACAGTACATGGTTGGCTGAACACTACGAACACGATTTCCTAGCGTTTGAAATGCCGTATATCTTTACAGATCACGACCATGCTAGTCGTGTATTAGAAGGTGAAGTTGGTGAAACATTGTTGGCCAAACTCACAGACAATAGCAATGTTCGTGGACTTGCTTACACATATTCAGGTGGATTCCGTTGCCTGGGTGTAAACAAGACTGTAAGTGCATTGGCAGATTTAACAGGCGAAAAATTACGCAGTAATCGTAATCCAGTAGGCCGTGCAGTTATTCGCACAATGAGTGGAGTTGAGCCATTTATATGCGAAACTGAAGAAGCACGTGAACACGTGGCCAATGGTAATTGTAACGGCAATGACACAGTTTACAGCCGTATCTATCCATTGAGTCAGAATGACGTAATTCAATCTGTAGTTGATAGCAAACACAGTTTGTTCTTGACCACAATGATCATTGGTGATCGTTTCTGGGACAGTCTCAGTGCTGAGGTCAAAGCAGTTATCAAGAAAGCTGCTATCCAAGCTGGACGTAACGAGCGTCAGACCACAATCGAAGACGGTCAACAAGCTCGCGATCGTTTGATCAGCGAAGGCAAAACTGTATATGAGCCTAGCGAAGAAGAGACACAATCTATGAAAGCTAAAATGCAGGCAGTCTATGCTGAATTTGAAAGCACCTTTGCTAATAATTTAATTGAGCGTATTAAAAAGGCTTAATAAATTTATTTTGGACAAATAGAACCCGCAGACCGCGGGTTTTATTTTGACTTTTTGCTAAAATGATGTTATACTAAATACTCAACTATGGAACAGCAAAAGAAACCGCCTGTACAACAGTATTACTATTCTGAAAAAGAGTGGGACAGAATTGGATGTGGTCCGTTGCCCGAAGAACGTAACCGTGAGAATTTTCAAGATGCTCATGCAAAAGGTAATCCTAAGATTGACGGCAAAAACGTAAAGGGGTATAATTAGGTTATGGGTATACTGGCCTTTGCTGTTGTTTCGGTTGTTATAGTTTATCTTTTAATCTCTATCAAAGATTGGATGGAATAATGAATATTAATCAAATCATCATTGCCACAATTGTTATATTGATTGTACTAGCAGTAGTTTTCAATACTTAATAGTTTCGCATTTTGACTAAAATGCGTGGTGGGTCGGATCATAAGTAATTTAAAGAATTGTTGTAATTCCTTCGTAGTGAAGGCACTGTGGACGAGGGTTCGACTCCCTCCTTCTCCACCGGAGAGTATTTGTAAAAGTATTCTGCGTTGGGGAAGCACTTGGATTCGACATGGTGAGATAGCGAAAGAGGCAACACAGTAGGCGATGACTGTCAATCAAGCAAAACTCGTAAATGCAAAAGCATCTACAGGCGAAGTAACTGTATCTGGTAAGAACGTCAAGTTCTCTGCTCGTACAGCGAAAGCCGAATCTTTCGCAGTTTAATCACCGCGATAGGGCAGGACATGCCTCGTAACAGAAACTACCAGAACCCGCTTCGGCGGGTTTCTTTTTATATGCAGTTAACTCTAAAACTACCAAGAAAGTCTGCAAAAATTACAGGCTACTAGTATAAACCACTAAATAATATGTTGGGCTTCAATCCAGCATTCTTTTAAAAGGAAATCTCAAGCATGAAAAAATTATTATTAGCATTATTCGCAATGGCTGGCATTACTGCGGCTCACGCCCAGGTATCTGGCAATTTAGGTTTGACAAGTGACTACCGTTTCCGCGGCATCAGTCAATCCCAAAATGCTCCTGCTGTCCAAGGCG